TCTCCTTTAATTCTAAGTCCTCTAGACTTGAGACCTCCGGGGAGGTTCGAGAGTGTTCCCGCATCGACAAGTTGTCGAAGGAGTGAGGTCGCAGCCTTACTGTGTCCCCCGATAAGGTGAATAAGGCCGAAGTAGTAAAATCCAAATCCGGGTATGTATCCGTAGTGGACGAAGTGTTGTCGCTTGGCTTTGAGTTCATCTTCTTCCTTCCAGTTGCGACGGATCGCCAGAACCGTGCCTGTGCCTTTCTCAATCGTGACTACATACGGTAGTGCGAGTCCGGTCTCGTTGTTGTCCTTATCAACATCTGGATAACCCGGCAGATCATAGGTCACGTGCATTTCGAGGAGTTGGAAGCGGTTATCCATCGAAGCACTGAAGCCTTGATCTTCAGCCTTCTGCTTCTCCACCTCGTCCATAACGCGGATCGGTTCACCCAGATCCACGTCACGATAGAACCCTGCGTACTGAAGTTTCTTAACTTCATTCTCGGTCTTACGCATCCGATGCGTGACGCGCTCGGCTGTCTCTAGATTCGCAGCACCGTACGGCACGACGATATCTTCAGCCGGGATATAGACCGATGTTTGCCGACCGAGTGACGGATCGAAATACACCTTCTTGAAGGCGTTACCTGCAAGCGACATGCTGAGCAACATGCGCTCATGCTCCGGGCGATACTCTTTCATCACCTCGGTCAGTTGGTAGTTCATGTCATCCGCAACGCGGATCGACGCATCCTTCTTTTCAGGCGTCTCTTTACCAACAATCTTCGTCTTGACCGGCCCCGCTGCGGGGAAGGTCTCCATAATCGTTTCAGACTGGAACTTGACCGCGCTCTCCATCAAGAGCGGGTGGAACACACCGCACGCACCCGGCCACGGTTCTGTTCTTTCTTCGTACCGAATGCCAAGGATCTTGAGTCCTTTGACGTATGTATCAAGCCAATCTTTGCGGCTTGAGAGGTCTTGTTCGTACTGTCCAATGAGTTCAGAGGCGAGGCTTTGCAACTCACTCTCATTCATAAAGTCTGCGAGGTTGGCATCGAAGTCATCTGCACGGGGGCGAGACTTCTCCAACTCGACGACTACGCCATCCATACCGATCCGAACTTCTTCCGGATCGACGATCTCAATCTCAATCGGCTCCATCTCAGCAGCCATAGCCGCGATGCCTTGGGGAGCCTCCATCAAACTTTTATCGACGGCCATTTAGAATCTCCTAGTAATACGACTCACGCCTGTGGCTCTTAAACCACTTAGTCGGTTCCGGCTCATCAGTTGGGAGTCGAATAAACCCGCCCTGTCTGAATCGAAGGAGGGCTAGAGTGGTAGCGTCTACCATGTCGTCATGGCTACCGGACGGGAAGTCATTACATTCTTCCACGACCTCCCATGCCCATCGTCGGTCAGGCACCCAGACTATACCTGAAGAAAACAAGTCAGATACAGCGTTAACACGACTGATCTTGTCCTGACCCTTACCCGGTGTGAACTCTGAGACAGGCACTCCCATACGACGCATCTCCTGATAGAGGGCTGCGCCGTTGGACTTCTTTTCCACAATGAACGTGTCCGGGTTCCACTCCTTATACTGCTCAAACACCATCTGCTTTAACTCGGGAAACTCCAATCTCTCCCGAATGCAGTTGAGCAGAATTATGTTGTAGTTCTTGGTCTCCTCATTGAAGAAGACCCCCCACGTGAGCAGGGCGTTGTAGTCCGACCGGTTGGATTTCTCCTGTGCCGTGTCGAGACTCATAATAATGTGTTCACACGGAGGGGGATTCTCTGCCTCCCAGACCTGCCACCACTCTCTCTTGAGCAGGGCACCTTCTTCCGAAGTCGGCTGCTGCATGTACTGGGCTTGCCAATACCGCACGTCCATACTGGCCTTTTTGGCCAGCAACTCTTCTATAGACCAAAACTCCGGCCACAGCGGTTTCTCGTTGAGGATGGCGGGAAACTCGACGACTTCCCACTGATCTGCCTCCTCCTCACGTGTCATGTGGTCCACAATCTTGCCCGTGAGATCCATCTTGGACCACCGGGTCATCACCACGATGATGGCACCGCCCGGCATTAATCGTTGTACGGGGCCTGACTGGAACCATTCCCAAGCCGGTTCAAAGACGCCCGGACGGCCTTGCTTAGCGTCTTGCTCAGAGTGAGGATCATCAATAATAAACAGGTCGGCACCGCGACCAGCAAGAGCGCCACCGACACCAATAGCGAAGTACTCACCGTTAAAATTAGTGCCCCAACGAGAAGCGCTCTTCGAATCGGCCTGTAGTTCCACATTAGGGAAAATGTCACGGTAATTCTCTGCTCCCACCAAGTTACGAACCCGACGACCAAAGTTCACCGCCAAATCGGCAGTGTGGGAGGCCATGATCACCTTCTTTTGCGGATATTTGCCCAGAAACCACGCCGGAGCGAGGTAGGAAATCATCTCTGACTTGCCGTGACGCGGCGCGATGTTGACGATGACCCGCTTTTTCTTCCCAGCAGCAATTTCTTCGAAAATTCTGGCCAATTTCCGGTGGTGTGGACCCACCTTGTACCCCGGATACACGTGATTGATGAAGTCTAGGAACGAATCCTTGCCCAAACGCTGCGTAACTTGGGTCTGGTACTGCTTTAAGAGGTCTAACGTACGCCGTTTCTGCTCTTCCGGCATCGTTGGGATGGCGGCACGGAGTTTTTGCAGGTGATTTTCAGTGAGATTCAGCATTACTCACCGGAGTTTCGCTCACAACCTTGTATTCAATGCCTTCCAACACGCTCAGAAGTTCCTTTTCGACCTCTTCCAGCGGCTTGATCACGTGCGTGACCTCACTACGCTTCTTAAAGGCGTCGATTCCGTCTACCTCGCCCAAGGCTTTGAGGGCTTGGATGCGTGTTTTCACGTCGTCGGCAGCCTCGACCGACTCAAACAACTTGTTCACCACGTACAACTTTAGATCTGACAGTTCCTTCACGATCATGTGGTTGTACCGAGCGGCTAACCCTGCATACAAGGCAATGGTTTCGTTCGGATATTGGGTGAAATCGGGTCTGACCGTGGGGTTCTCGACCATCTCGCGTGCCAAGCCTATGGCGCTTTCGGCGTCTGCCTCGTTCGGGACGAGGGGCTGCCCGGTCAAATCCGAAAAGAACTTGATGGTATTCGCCCGCATCTGGAGTTCATCTGCCGGGGACAAGTCCGGTAGAGCGTCTGCCATGTTAGCGGGGAGTGGTACAGACTCTTCTATGTCAGGTACAAGCATGTCCATGTGAATACTATATAAGAAAAGTTGACATGGAACCAAATTAAGTGACGGGGGGGTTTCTATATAGCGGGGGGTGGGGGGTCGAGTATCGGATTTTGTGGAGTCGTATGAGCGCGGCTGAGTGTAGATGGGTGACACGCGGAAGTTAACCTAATAGCGGGGGGTGGCGGGGTAGTGGGGTCGCGCTCAGCCCGTTTCGCCAATCGCGCTAGCGTGGTGGCGCTCAAAGAATTCGTGCCTCAAAGTATTCAGCGTTACAAGTTTGTAACGGCGCTCAAAGAAATGCTCAAAGAATTCGGCGTTACAAATTTGTAACGGTAGGCCGTCGCGGCCTTGCGAAGGCGGCCAGACTGGCCAGAGTTGACGTAGGCCTTGCGTGGCGTATACTTGTATCCGTGACGTGGGAACACGTCGCAACCACTAACTAACCAAAGGATACAAAACGATGAACACCGAACTGAATAAGGCCTTGAAGGCCGCGCTCAAGGGTGAGGCGAAATTGGACAGCGCGAAGGCCGCCTTCTATACCGCTTACATCGCGCCACTACAGAACGCGCAAGGCGTGATCGATTGGAAGGCCGGACAGGCTAAGGCCATTCGCGCCGATATCTTCGCGACCGTGTCCGCATGGTTCGTGAGCGAGACTCGACACTTAGACGGCGTGGACTATGACACGGCCGCGCTCAAGGTCGCGATCAGCAAGACCGGAACGAACCACCCGGCGCGGGACGCCGCGCTGTCCGGTATCCGCGTGAAGGCGTGGCGATGGACAGAAGGCCTTCACAAGGCCGAATCGGCGAAGGTCGCGAAGGCGAGCGGCGCAACTAGCAGCAAGGCGGCATCGGGCAAGGTCTCGCTCGGACAGAAGCGAAGCAAGGCCGCGAAGGGTAAGGCCGGAAAGGCCGCGCCTCAGGTCGCGCCGGAATTCAGCATTCCGCAACTGGCTGAGCAACTCCAACTGGCCTTGCTCAAGGTCTCGCCACAATCGCGAATCACTCAGGCGAACACCGTCTTAAATCTCATGCGCACTGTTATCAGTGAGGCGCGCAATGCGATAGACAACGCGCCACGCAAGGCCGCGAAGGCTCGCAAGGCTGACAAGGCCGCGAAGGTCACCGCGCCCGCGCCTGTCGCTGTCCAGTAAACAAGTAGACGCGACGACGTCGCACCACGAGGCCCGCGCAAGCGGGCCTTTTTTTTGTCTCGTGATCGCGTGGCAAGCCAAACTCACGAGCGCGGCGCGGCATGGCCGCGCTGTCGCGAGACCAGTTACTGGCGAAGCCAGTTCCCGAGACCAGTTCTCATTGCCCCAAGCCCTACGCCGCCCCCGACGCGATGCCCGAAGTCCTGCTTTGTGTCTGACACAAGGTTTGTGTCAGAGAAAAAAAAGCCTGACACAAAAAAACAGGGTCTAACCTATTGATTTGCAAAGCAAAACTGAGTTTTGTGTCAGGTGTGTCAGGATTTTCAGGATAGGGCGGGGGGAACCGCGCGAAAATTAGGCAGGGGGAGAGGCACCTCGCAAGTGAGTAAAAAACCGCACGGGGGAATTTATCCCTATTTTGTCTGACACACTGAAACAAGCCCAAATTTTTCTCTTCTTCTTCTTATTTATATGTATATCTCTATCTAATAAAAACACTAACTTAC